TGGCAACCAGGCATCGACTGCCGGCTCTGGCAACGCGGCGAGCAACCGCAAACTTGGCGCTTTCCGCGCTTGGCTTGCGTCGAACGACGCGATGGGCTCCGGCGGCTCTTCGGGCGGCTTCAACACCTCCACCAGCGTTGTTGACGCGGCCACCAACGGCACCCAGCGCGCCTTTACCAAGGCCATCCTGGATTCGGTGATCCTGTCCACCTACAATGCGGGCGGTTCTCCGAAAACCCTGATGCTGGCGCCCTACGCCAAGACCGTGTTCTCGACCTTCATGTCGGACAGCAACGTGGCGCTTCAGCGCTACGAGGCCCCGAGCAAGGGTCAGACCACGATCGTCGCCGCGGCCGATATGTATCTGTCGGACTTCGGGCCGGTCTCGGTCGTCCCCAACCGCCAGATGGCCCGCGCCGGCGCGACTGTCGCCCGCAACGCCTTCTTGGTTGACCCGCGCATGGTCTCGCTCGGCGTGTTCGATGACATCCAGCTCGTGAAGCCCGCCAAGACCGGCGACGCGGAAAAGCGCGTGCTCGTCACCGAATACACGCTGCTCGTCAATAACGAGGCTGCCCACGGTGTCGCCGCCGACATCTACGGCCTGACCTCGGCATCCTAAGGAGAACTGAACAATGGGATATCCTTTTGCCCCCATCGCTATCACGGCGGCTGTTACGCTTGACCGTGATGTCCACGCCAACGGCCCGCTGCTGATCTTCAACGTGGCGGCCGGAGCAACCGTGACCCTGCCGGCTTCGGCCGGTACGGGCGACCGCTATCGCTTCCTGGTTCACACCACCATCACCTCGAATAGCGCCAAGATCCAGGTCGCCAATTCGACCGACGTGATGGAAGGGTCGATCATGACCAACCAGGATTCGGGCGACACGATCGCCGGTTGGGAAACGGCGTCCACCTCGGACACTATTACCCTGAACGGCACCACGACCGGCGGTCTGAAGGGCGACTACATCGAACTTGAGGATGCTGTGTCCGGCTTCTGGCGCGTCCATGGCATGACCTCTGCCACGGGCACCGAGGCGACCCCCTTTAGTGCTGCGGTCTAACGACAATTGAGCGGGGCTTCGGCCCCGCTTTTCTTTTTGGAGTAAGAGATGCCCAAAGGCGTCTATGAGCGAAAAACCAAGGAAATCCCAAATATGGCTTCCGAACCCGTCAAGATGTTCCCAGTCGTGCTGAGCAAGAATTACGTTCCAAGAGGCGAGTATGAAATCGTCGGCTATCTTAAGGAGGCCGTCGAGCGCAAGAATGCGATAGGCAAGATGGAAATCATCGAGCCGGAAAAGTTCATTGACGGCGAGATGAAGCCGCACGCGACGCCGGGCGTGGGTTACGGCGCCATTGAGAAGGATGGCAAGGTTCTCGTCAACGCCAAGATTTGGGCCGGCACCACCATTCGTCTCCCGATCGACGAGGCGAAATTGCTGGTGTCCAAGAAGATCGCCGAACGGGCCGATGCCATCGCTGCCTGATCCCTCTCGGATTCCCGACGAAGCCTGGGAATTCGAGAAGCTGTCGGATGACGGTCTCAGGCGACATTACGTCTACTGGATCGATAAGGAAAAGGGTCTCGGCTATCGCAAGACCGAGAACCTTGTCGAAGAAGAGCTTCTGGCACGCAATCGCGATAGCCTGAACGAGTCTTACGGCAAGCGGTTTCGGGATGACGCAATCGGCACGAAGATGGCGAGCATCCCGCTTAACATCTTCTATCGCGACTTCGCCAATCGGCTGAAAGACGGAGACACCGACTTCGTGAAGTGGTGGCTCAACAGTGAACAGAACCGTCCCTATCGCACCTTTAGAGGCAAGGTTTAATGGCGCTCGCCAACTATACCGATCTTGTCAGCGCGGTAGCGGACTGGCTGGCGCGTGACGACCTGACCTCGCGCATTCCCGACTTCATTACGCTTGCAGAGGCCAAGTTCAACCGCGTCCTCATGCATCCGAAAATGGAAAGCCGGGACACGCTCACGGTCGATACGGGAGCGGCGAGCCCTGAGTTCCTGACACTGCCGACCGGATTCCAGGCCATGCGCAGCGCAAGGCTCTCTGGCGTCACTGGCAAGCCGCGTCTTGAGTTCATGACGCAGACCCAGATGGACGATTATCGCTACTCCATCGACAACGTGAGCGCTCAGCCGGTCTATTTCTCCATCTATGGCGATGAGATGGAGTTGGCGCCGACGCCGAACGAGGATTACACGGTAGAGATTGTCTATCGGGCCAATATTCCCGCCTTGACCGCCAGCAACAACACGAACTGGCTGATGACGCTGGCGCCGGACCTCTATCTCTATGGTGTTCTGCTTGAGGCCGCTCCTTACATGCAGAACGACAACAGGCTGTCTGTCTGGGGCACGGCGCTTGCCACTGTCATTGATCAGCTCAACGCCCATGGCGAGCGGCAGACGGCCAATTCCGGTCCGAGCACGATCTGGCTTCCTGGGGTTACGCCCTAAATGCCGTTGCTTCCGTTCGGGGCCTGGCAGCCGGATAATTCGGACTATGAGAGCCAGTCGCTTGCGCACGACATCCAGAACGTGCTGCCTCGGGCGGACGGTTATGGACCGTTTAAGGATTTCGCTGCGCTGTCGCAGGCGCTTCCCGACACATGTAGGGGCGGCTTTTATGCCCTGAAATCTGACGGCTCGGTGGCCGTGTTTGCTGGGACGGAAGACGCCCTCTACCTTGCCAATAACACGGATTATTCGTGGACCGACGTGTCCAAGGGCGGGAGCGCCTATTCCTCGCTGTCCAGCGACGCGCAGTGGCAATTTGCGCAGTTCGGCAATCTCGTCTTCGCGACCCAAAAGAACGCCGTTCTTCAGGTCTACAATCTGTCATCGTCAACCGAGTTTGATGATTGCGCCGGCTCACCTCCGCAGGCTTCCTATATCTCGGTTGTCGGCCGCTTCCTTGTTCTTTCGGGTCTTCTGTCCAACCCGTTTCGCATCCAATGGTCGGGCCTAAACGATACCACCAACTGGACGGCCGGCACAGCATCGTCGGACTATCAGGACTTTCCTGATGGTGGCATTGTGCGCGGCGTGGCCGGCGGCGAATATGGGACCGTGTTTCAGGACCAGGCCATTCGGCGGATGTCCTACATCCCCGGCGACGAGCTGATTTTCCAGATCGAGCGCATCGCGCAGGATCAGGGCCTCTTCGCTCCCTACAGCATCGTTCGCGCCGGCATCTATACGTTTTTCCATTCGGCTCAAGGCTTCTTCAAGATCGAGCCGGGCGGGCTCCCGCAGCCGATCGGGCGTGAGAAGGTTGACCGGACGTTTTTTGACGATCTCGACAAGACAGATTTGAAACTGTTTGTCGGAGCGTCAGATCCGCGCTCGACCCGTGTGTTCTGGGCCTACAAGTCAACGTCGGGAATCTCCGGTCTTTACGACAAGATAATCGGCTACGACTACGTTCTCGATCGCTGGTTTCCGATCACTGTGTCGGGCGAGTATCTGATGGGGATGTCCCAGCCGGGTATCACCTTGGAAAACCTCGACTCGATCTCGGCATCGATCGATGCTCTCGGGGCTTCGTTGGACAGCTTCGCGGTCTCGACGCAGCCGCTCATTGCGCAGTTCTCCAGTGAGCACAAGATGGGCTTTTTCTCAGGCTCGAACCTTGAGGCCACGCTTGAGACATCGGAGCAGGGCACGGACGGCCGCAGAATCTATGTGAACGGTTTTCGGCCCATCACGGATGCTGCCACGTTCTACGGATCTTGCTCCTATCGCGAGACCCAGCAGGACACGCCAACTTCGACCGTTGAAATCGCGCGCAGCTCGCGAACGGGGCGCTGCGACATGCGCCGATCGACCCGTTACAGCCGGTTCAAGACGCGCATTCCGGCTGCAACCCAATGGACCTATGCGGCTGGTGTAGAGCCTGACGTGACACAGGACGGGCTGGTCTGATGGTCTATGCGCCAGGCACGCTTGAGAAAGACCCGAAGAAGCAGAACATTGCCTTGCAGCGTCATGCCGCTGGCATTGCGACGAACACGACCGATATTGCGACGAACACCGCTGATATCGCGACCCACACGGCAGACATAGCGACAAATACCGCCGACATCGCTACGAATGCGAGCAACATATCCAGCCTACAAACCTCGGTAACGACCCTGCAAACCCCTGGGACGGGTCTAGGTGGAGGCGGCGGAAGCTCGTTATCAGTTTCGTTATCGAAGATTACCGCGTCGCTTTCTGGCGACGTGGCGCTCAACAATACATCTAACTATTTTGATGGTCCGAGCATTGCGCAGGGATCGTCCGGGACGTGGTTTGTAAGCGGATCGGTGACGCTGCAAGACACCTCTGGCGGGGCCACATTCACTGTGAAGCTGTGGGACGGAACTACGGTTATAGCTTCTGGCGTGGCGAATACGTCGGCGGCGAGCGGTCGCGCGGTAGTTCATCTGTCTGGCTATATGGCTTCGCCGGCCGGAAACCTAAGAATTAGCGCGTCGGACGGGACGAGCACTAACGGCAAAATCCTCGCAAACAACAGCGCTAACTTGAAGGACTCAACGATAAGTGCCTTCCGAATTGGTTAGCCTGCTATGCGTCGATCCAGCTCGCATCGATGAGATGTGGCCGCATGTGCGGGACAAGATCAGGGCGGCGGTTGAATGCACTGGTCTGAGCAATTTCGCTGACATTGAGGCTGATGTCTTGACGGGAATGCAACTCGTCTGGGTCGCATGGGACGGCAAGGACATTCTAGCTGCCGCAACAACCGAGCTAAGCAGACCCCTCAGTAAGGTTTGCACTCTGACGGCCTGTTCTGGTCATGATCGTGACCGCTGGCTGCCGCTGATGGAAAAGATAGAGCAATACGCAAGAGACGAAGGCTGCTCCTCGATGCGCATCTATGGGCGCAAGGGTTGGGAGCGGGTGTTGACCGGCTACAAAGCCGAGCACGTCATTTTGGAGAAGGGCCTTTAAATGGGCGGCACGTCTAAGTCTACCACCACGCAGAACTCGACCACGGCTCCTTGGGAGCCGGCGCAAGGTGCTTTGAATGGCATCCTGGGCCAGCTCAATAGCTACCTTCCCCAGACGGGCCTGACCGGCGCGCAGAACTCAGCGCTTAACCAGATCGTGCAAAACGGCAGCACGACCGCCGGCTATGCTCCGCAGGTTCAGGGCATCACCAAGGAGCTTCTGGGCGGTGGCGGCGCGACCAACCAGGCCGGCGCGATCAATCAGAACTATCTCGACTATCAGAAGGCCACGCAGCCGCTTGCGTCGAACACGAACTATAACCCCTATGAGACTCCGGGGTTCCGCGACGCGATCAGCACCCTTACGTCCGACATCACCAACGGCGTGAACGGCAAGTTTGCAGCGGCGGGGCGGGATTTCAGCGGGGCCAATTCACAAGCCCTCGGCCGCGGCATCATGCAGGGCGTCGCCCCGACCATTGCCGCTCAATACAATCAGAACATCCAGAACCAGCAGGGCGCGGCAGGCAACCTCTACAGCGCCGGCAATACGACCTCGGGCCTGCAGAGCGGACTGACGCAGCAGGATCTCGCCAACAAGACCGCAGGCGTCGGGGCGATCTCTAGCGGATTGTCCGCGCTCAACTCCGGCTCCAACTCCACGTTGGGAGCAGAGGCAGCGCGCCTTGGCATCCCGCTGCAGAACCTTGGGCTGCTCGCCAATATCGGCATTCCGATCGCTGGTTTGGGTTCGCAGTCGAACGGCACGAGCACGTCGGAAAACCAGATGTCGGGTGCGCAGCAGTTCGCCACCATCATGAACGGGTTCGGCCAGTTGATGCCGAAAGCTCCCTTGACCTTCAATTTCTGAGGATCGAATGCCTGGTCTTCTCGACTACAACTTTGATCCTTCCGTGTTCGGCGGCGTTGGCGGGCTGTTGTCTCGCCTGATGCCGACCGTCAACGCGAATCCCGAGCCGTCCGCCGGCTTTCAGGATCAGCCTGCCACGTTCAACGAACGATGGAGCGCTCTTTCTGGGGCGGCCCCGGCCGCGTTTACTCCGTCTGGGCGCAGCTTCGATACGGCAACCTTTGATCCGGCCACTTATGCCCCGAACCAGGCGCAACCGATTGCTGTAGGCAGCTATCAGATGCCGCGCGTTGGGTCGGCTGATTTGTATCAGCCCCAACAGGCCGCCCTGCCGCAGAACGCAACTCCGACGCAGGGACAGGTTGCCCAACCCGTTCAGAACGTAGCTCAGCCTGACAGCTTTAATCCTATTGCGCGCGGCTTTGAGGGCTTTGCCCGCAATCTGCATACTGGTCCGATAGGCGCGATCATAGGGGGCATTGGTGCTGCTGCGGGGCTGGGTCGCGGTAACCAGACCGAACAAGCCTTGGTGCGGAAGGGCATCGATCCGGTTCTCGCCCGCAACATCGCGTCCGATCCTGTCTTGCTGCGCGCTGTCCTCCCGCACGTTCTCGGCATCAACGGGCAGACCGACGACATCAAGGAATATCAGTTCGCCAAGCAGGAAGACCCGGGCCTGACCTTTGAAAAGTTCATGGCTCGAAAGAAGGCGGTTTCTGGCGAATACTCGCTAACGCCTCAGTACGGCACTCGCATCAATCCACAGACCGGGAAAGAAGAAACGGTCCTGATCCAGACCGGCAAAAGTGGCGAGGCCATCCAGACCAAACTGCCCGATGGCGTGAAGATTTCGAGCGGTGTCGATAAGGTCGATCTCGGCACGCAGTGGGGCATCATCGACAAGCGAACCGGCAATCTGATCGGAACGCAGCCAAAGGATATTGCCGGTAAAGAGGCCGCCGAGGTCAAGGGCAAGGCGCAGGGCGAAGCCCAGGTGGCTCTGCCGGGCGCCGTTTCTGACGCCGAGCAAACCAAGACGAAGATCGACCAACTCCTCAACAGCGAGGGCCTGGACTCGATCGTTGGTCCGCTGGATCAGTTCCGCCCATCGTGGACCTTGGGCGAGAAGGGCCGCGATGCTCTTGCTCGCTATAACCAGCTCAAGGGCTCGGCCTTCCTTAGCGCTTATGGACTTCTCAAGGGCGGCGGCGCGATCACCGAGGTTGAGGGCAAGAAGGCTGAAGACGCGATGGCCCGCATGGACCGCGCCCAGAGCGAGGCCGACTTCAAGCAGGCGCTCCGTGACTTCCGCGACGCGATTGACGTTGGCGTCGCCAAGCTCAAGGCCAAGGCCGGCAATGGCGCTGTAGCTCCGGCCGCCGCTCCCTCGACCAACCTCAAAGCCAAGTACGGTCTCGATTGATGGCTGATCTCACGCGCATCAAGAGCAACATCGCCAAGATGATTGCCCAGAACGCTCCCGAAGCGGATATCGATGCGTATGTCGCCAGCGAGGGCGTTTCCCTTAACGACCTGAAGAAGCCAGCCGCTCCTGCGCCTGACAAGTATCAGCAGGCAGCGATTGACGAACGCAATGCGCTGCAGGCCAAGGGCATAGATACGGGAGCCAGCCTGACGCGACGGCTTGCTCAGGGCGCGACCTTCAACTTGGCTGACGAGATCATGGCGGGGCTCTCGACCCCGCTTGAGATGGTCAAGCGCGGCACGCTGGACCCGCGAGAGGCGTATAACTACGCGAAGGCCAGAGAGGATCTGATCCTCAATGACGCCCGCCAGAACACGGGCGCGGCAGGCACGGCGGCTGAAATCCTCGGCGGTGTCGGCTCCGGTCTCGGCGCGGCGCGGGCCGGCCTGTCGTTTGCTAATGTAGCGCCGAATGCTGGCCTGCTCGGTCGTAGTCTGGCCTCGGCAGGCGATAGCGCAGTGATGGGCGGACTTGCCGGAGCGGGTGAGGGCAATTCGCTCGGTGAGCGTGCTCAGAACGCCTTGACGGGCGGCGCCTTGGGTGGCGCTGTCGGCGGCGTCGCTCCCGGCCTTGTCTCGCTGGCCGGGCAGGCTCTTTCGCCTGTCATCAGCAACATCCGCGCCCGGATCAACCCGGAAGGGTTTGCGCAGAGTCAGGTTGCCCGCGCCATTCAGGAGAGCGGCCGGGCTCCGAACCAAATCAGCCTCGACATGGTGCAGGCCGCCAATGAGGGGCAGGGCGCTTTCAATCTCGCTGATGCGCTTGGCAACTCGGGCCAGCGGATGCTTTCAACAGTCGCCAGAGCGCCCGGAGAAGGCCGTACAGCGGTTGTGAACGCCTTGGAGGGCAGACAGGCAGATCAGGGCCGGCGCGTGGCTGCGGCGCTCTCTGAAGGCTTTAATGCGCCCCAGACGGCGGCACAGCAGCGCGCGGCAATGGAAGCGGCTCGCCGCACGGCGGCAGATGCTGAGTTTGGAGCAGCCCGTACCGGAGCCGGACAGGTTGACGTTGTTCCTGCGCTCAATAACATCGACCGAACGATTGGCACGCAGCCAGGCCAGGTGCTGCAGGCGCCGAACGATAGCATTGAAGCGGTCCTGCGTGGATTCCGGGAGCGGCTGTCGCGCGTTAATCCAAACGACTTCCCTGCAGTTGAGCGCATCCGCAGTGACATGGCCGATGCAGCCCAAAACGCCATGCAGCAGGGATTTGGTAATAGGGCTCGTCTGATCCGGCAAGCAGTTGGGCAACTCGACGGCGCAATGGAGAACGCCAGCAACGGTTATCGGGCCGCCAACGCTAATTTTGCGCAGGCGTCGCGCAACATCGACGCGATCGATCAGGGCCGCGCTGCGGCGCTTCGTGGTCGCCCGGAAGACACCATTCCAGCCTTCCAAGGCTTGACCCGAGAGGGCCAGCAGGCATTCCGAACGGGATACGCCGATCCCCTTATCGAGCAGGCCCAAGGCGCCGCTTTTGGCGCAAACAAGGCTCGTCCTCTCACCTCTGACGCTTTCCGGGATGAGGCCGCCGCGATTGCTCCCGGCAACGACATGATGCAGCGCCGTCTTGGTCGGGAAATGACCATGTTCGAGACCCGCAACCAGGCTTTGGGCGGCTCCCGCACGGCTGACAATCTTGCCGACGCAAACGCCATGGGCGTCAATCCTACCCTTGTCGGGCAGGTGCTCTCCGGCAATTGGGGCGGAGCGATGCGAACCGCTCTTGCTGCAGGCCAGAACGCGCTTACCGGCAACACGGCGCAGGTCCGTCAGGCGGTGGCCGATATCCTCTTGCAGCGCGGGGCCAGCATGAGCCCGGCGGCGCTTCAACGTATGGTGGATGAGGCAACGAGACGGATCGACACCATCCGGCAGGTTGCCCAGCAGATCGGGCGAGGCGGTGCGGGCGGTTTGGCTGTCACGCCATCGGCGACGAATGAGCCACGCTTATACGTCAGTCCCGCCCGCCGCTAGTACCCGACGAAATAGTACCTGATCGCAACTGCGACCGCGAAGCTGATGACCCAGGCCAAGGCACCCGGAAGGCCGGGGCCGAAGATGGGTTCTTTCGGCTTTGCGCGTTCGGATTTCCAATTCTGAGGCTCAAGATCAAAGTCCATGGCGCTAGATCAATCATACCTTGACGCGATCAAAGGGTTTGAGGGCTACAGCCCCAATGCGTCGTGGGATTACAAGCAATATAGCTCCGGCTATGGCACACGCGCCCAGCCCGGCGATGAGAATATCCCGGCCGATCAAAGACAGGGGGTCTACGAGCAGCGGTTTCAGGATGAAGTCGGCAAGGCCGCCTCTAGTGTCGAGGCCTTCGCCCCGAACCTCCCCCCCGGCGTTCGGGCAGCTCTTACGTCCCTAACTTATAACGCAGGACCGGGTTGGCAGCAATCCGGGCTTGGCGCGGCAGTCAAAGCCGGTGACTTCGACAAAGCCCAGCAGATCTTCCTTCAATACAACAAGGCCGGTGGAGAGGTTAATCCGGGCCTCGTAGCGCGCCGTCAGAAAGAGGCGGCTTGGTTCACGGGCCAGCCGCAGAACGCGCCAGCGAGTCCCGCAGCCCCGGCAAATGGCCTTCTGGCGTCAAACGCCGGGGGATTGCTCCCTAGTCAGGCTCAACCCGCCGCTGGCGGGCTTTTGCAGGGCCTCGGGTCGATCATGCAAGCGGCTCCGCAGGCCGCTTCCGCCCCGATGCCGACGCAGACGGGCAACGCCATGCAGGCCCCTCCGATCCAGTTCGCCCAAAGGCGTCCCATCAACCTTGAGCCGCTGCGCAACGCGCTGGCGCAAGCTCCCTTCTTCGCAAGAGGCTGATCAATGGCATTGCCGTTCTACAACTGGTCGCGCACCGCGGCCAGCAACGCTACCGCTGACTCCACGGTCAATTGGGCGGAAGGCATGGCCCCGTCCTCCGTGAACGACTCGGCGCGAGCCATGATGGCGTCAACCGCAGCGTTCCGAGATGACATCGCGGGCGCCATTGCCACGGGCGGCACCTCGACCGCTTATACCGTGACGACCTATCAGGTGTTTGACTCTCTCGCCCACCTCAACGGGCAGGTAGTGGCTTTTACGCCCCACGCCACCAATGGTGCGACCGTAACTCTAAATGTAGACGGGTTGGGCGCCAAGCCGCTGCGTTCTTCCCCGTCTGTTGATCTTCCTGCCGGCGTTCTGGTGCAGGGCACGCCATACGTCGCCCTCTACAACAGCAGCGACGCGGCATTCTACATTCACGGCTTCTATAGCAGCCCCTACACCGTGCCCGTTGGCGCCGTCATTGACTTCACTGGATCGTCTGCTCCCAACTCCAATTTCGTACTTCCGTATGGTCAGGCGGTCAGCCGGACGACCTACGCAACCTATTTTGCGATGGTTTCTACCACTTATGGGTCTGGTGACGGGTCAACAACCTTCAACGTTCCTGATCTGCGTGGCCGGGTCGTTGCGGGGAAGGACGACATGGGCGGCAGTGCTGCCAGCGTTCTTACCGGCGGCGGGACCGGCTTCGGCGCGCAAGGTAGTTCTCCGACGACCCTTGGCGCAAAGGGCGGCGCAGAAAACAAGACGCTCGCAACTGCCAACCTCCCGCCATATACCCCCGCTGGAACGATTACGAATGGCGCCATAACGTTCCCGAGCGTTGCAGTCGCGTCGAGTTCGGGTGGCGGCAATTCGATGACTCTCGGTCCTAATTCGACCCGCTCTGAAGAGACATCGCTGCTCTTACCATCTCAGGCGTCCTCGACGTTTACGGGCACGGCCCAAGGCGGCACCAGCACGGCTTTCCCCTTGGTGCAGCCCACCATCATCCTCAACAAGCTGCTGCGCATCATCTAAGAGCGCGGCTTGTTTTCCAGGCCGTATTAGTAACCTGAGATACCATCCGACCGAGTTTTATCGACGGAGACTCTACAAGGATTTGCATCGCCCACGCGATGATCACGCTGACGAAAATGCAAATGGCGCCGACTACGAATGGCGAGATGCCATCCATCACTCTAAAGAGCGTTCCGATCACTATCATGTGCCAGAGGTATAGTGAGTAGGAGATGCGACCGAGGAATACGAACGGCCGCACCTGAAGAACCTTCTGCAATCCTCTGTCAGAGACGCATACAGAGATCAGGACTGCGGCGACGATTCCGACATACAGAAGACCAATAAGTCCATCACGCTGGGGTCGAATGCAGATGGAATAGACCACTCCGGCTAGTAGTGCATATCGCAGCCATGGAAGACTGCCGAGAACCTTGACGAGATCAGATCGGTATCGCGAAATGGCCGACCCAGCCAAAAAGAGCGAGACGTAAAAGGCGGTATAGAGCACCCATGATGCCGGATGCTCATGCCAGAAGGTCGTTTTCGCAAGAAGCAGCGCGAGCCCAAAGACTACCGCGGAGACCGTAGCCGGCGAATACAAAAAGATGGCAGCAAGAAGCGGGAAAATTAGCGAGATCCGCCACTCGTAGACTAAGCTCCAGATTGGGCGAAGCAACGATGTCTCGCCAGTCAACGTCAGGTGCATCAGGTATTGATCGGGAGTGATGCCCGGAGGCCATGATACATCGTTAAACCACGGCGTTAGTTGTGGTGCAGGCGCCGGGCTCCACAGAACGTAGATCAGATAGGAAGCCGTCACCGCTACGATGCAGGGCGGGAACAGGCGGAAGGACCGTCGAACAACGAAGGACAGGTAACCGGGTCTTTCGCTCTGCAATTGCTGAAACAGCACAAAGCCGCTCAGTACAAAGAACAGGTTAACGGCGAAGCCGGAAGCCAAGAATAGCTTCAAGCCAGAAATATCAAAGACCTGAAGGGTTTGGCTGGTCGCCGCAAGGTGCGATGTAAAGACGATCATCGCCGCCAAGCCGCGTATCGAGTCCAAATACAGAAGCCGTTCCCTGCCCATGGAGCGGGAACCTACCACCACAACCCCTAGTGTCAACCGATGGCAGCCGAAAGGACCAGCCAATGAGCGAACCTGCGTCTATTCGCTACAAAAACCCCGGCGCCATGTGGGGAGGCTCCGGCCTCGCCAAGAAATGGGGGGCCTTGCAGACGGTTGGCCTTAATGACGGCCTCGGGCAGGGCAACAACATCGCGGTTTTCCCGACTTTCGTTAAGGGCGCCGCGGCTCAGTTCGACCTCTGGCATTCGTCCAAGCGCTACAACAACAAGCGCCTTCAGGATGCGATCCATACTTGGTCGGGTGGCAATTGGGTCTCGTCCTATGTGGCCTTCCTGACCAAGCGCGTTCCGGGCCTGACGCCGGAAACAATCATCGACGATACGTTCCTGTCGTCCGAGCGCGGCCTTGCGATGATGAAGGCGCAGGCTTGGCACGAAGCCGGCCGGGAATACCCGATGACGGACGCGCAGTGGCGGGAAGCCCAAGCGCTCGTCTTCAAGCCAAAGACCTCGGCTGCCAAGAAGGCTGGCCCTGTTGTGGCCGGCGGTGCTGCGGCTGGTGCCGCGCATCAGGCCGGTTTCTCTCTCGGGGCGATCATCGCAATCGGCGTCGCGGTCGCCGCGGTCACCGCTTTCGCAATCTGGAGATCGAAGCAATGAGCGACGTTTGGAGCAAGGTCAAAGCTGCGGCTGCCTGGGTGTGGCACTGGATCACTGTCATCGTCGCCACCATCACTGGTTTTCTGACTGTCGCGGTCAATTACATCGATCAGGTGACGGGGCTTGACCTCACCCAGATCATGACCAAGGAGCGCGCGGCGGAAGTCATGTTCTGGACGGCTGTGACGAAAATGGCTGTGTCGTCCTATAATGCCTGGAAGGCCAAAGCCTGATGTTCGGGCTCGGCGCCATCCTCAGCGCGTTGGCGCCGTTCGCCAGTGCTCTAGTCAGTGCTTGGAATAAGTCCAAGGATGTTTCGATCGCTGCCATTCAGTCCGCCGGAGGCATTGCCGCTGCGCAGGCCCAAGCCATGACGGCATGGATCGGGCACCCGCTCTCGCCTCCGTCGATCATGTGCTACGGCCTCGCAGGCTGGTTCTTCAAGGCGGCGTTTCTGGACAAGGTGGTTGGCCCGGCCTTCGGCTACCAGTGGCACACCGATCCGCTGTCTGGTGATCTCAAGGACATCGCCATGATTGTCGCCTCCGGCATGTTCTTCTCGGGTATCGCGTCGATCGTGAGGCGCGGGCAATGACCTTCCTCGATCTCCTCCCACAAACGAAAGCAGAAGCGATCAGCGATGCCGTAGCCCTTGGGGCGGTCTCGTCACCCCTCTGGCTCCATGAGACATCTGAAATGGCAAGAGACCTCCTCCCGTGGTTTGGTATCGCGTGGCTTGCCGTGCAGATCGTGATCAAGATTCACACGACATATTTCCGGGCGAAATGAGCACAGCAAACCGCTTCCTCGCCCTGCATCTCGCGGGGCTTTTCGTGCTGATCCTTTGTTTGGTGACGCGCCTATGATCAGCATCATCGCCGTGCTGTGCAGCCTCGCCAATCCGCAGGACTGCCACGAACAGACCGTCACCACCTCCGACTTTGAAAACATCTCCCTGCAATCCTGCCTGATGGGCGCTCCGCAACTGGCGGAATGGATGAACCAGCATCCGGGGCAAAGGCTGGCGAAGTGGAAGTGCGTCATTGGGAAAACGGCGAGGGGGGCTTAGCGCTTGGGGCCGAAGCTTCTTTTTATCGACATCGAAACAAGCCCGATTCTCTTAACCTCTTGGACCCTTCGCCCGCCTCACGCATCTGCGGTCTATGTGGTCCGCGACACCTATATCCTGATGGCGTCGTGGAAGTGGGCGCATGAGCGGACGACCAAGACAGCCGCACTTCCAGACTATCCCAGGTACAAGCGCAATCGACATGATGATACGGATTTGTGCCGGACTCTTCATGATTTGCTGGATGCTGCGGATATCGTGGTCGCGCATAACGGCGACGCTTTCGACATCAAGAAGATCAATTCCAGGCTCATCACGAACGGGTTCAAACCTCCGAGCCCGTTCAAGACGATCGACACCCTGAAGGCGGCGCGCCGCGCCTTCAAGTTCGACAGCAACAAGCTGGACAATATCGGGCGCTACCTCAATGAGGGGCGCAAGATCCCCAACACTGGCGCCGCTCTGTGGCGCGGGTGCGTCGAGGATGGCGACCCGAAAGCATGGGCAACCATGCGGCGGTATTGCAAGCAGGATACCGAGCTTCTGTCCCGCGTCTATGAGCGGGTCAAGCCGTGGATGCCCAACCATCCGAACGTGAATCTCTACAAAGCGTACCAGGACAAGCCCGGCTGCCCGAAGTGCGGGAGCGAGGACACGCAGCGGCGAGGCATCCAAGTGAAGCTCAGCAGCAAGTATTATCGCTTCCAGTGCCAATCCTGCGGCGGCTGGTTCTCGGGGATGAAGGTGACATGAAGCCGCTCCCGCTAAGCTCCGAGCTGCTGGCTTACGCCTACGATTACCTGATGTGCTTGCCGCCGTTCGACAAGCTGAACATGCCGCCATCGGACGACATCAAGTTCAAGGTCATCCGGTCAACGAAGATGTTCGCGCGCTACTTCATCGAGGGCGGCGTGCATCACATCGATGTGTCCAACAAAATGGTGGGTAGCCACATCGTCTTGCTCTCGACTCTTGCTCATGAGGCAATCCACCTTCATCTTGCAGAGATTGATGCGTGTGATTTGCACGGACCGACGTTTCAGGCGCTGGCCGACAAGGTATGTTCAATCCATGGTTTTGACAGGCTGACGTTCTGATGAAAGCCTCTGACATCGCCCAAAAGGCCGCTGATCTCGTCAGCGGGGACCGCGCCCAGACTCACGGCGACATGGCGGAGAACTTCGAGCGCATAGGCGATCTCTGGTCTGCCTATCTCGGCAAGCGTCTGGATAGCGGACTGTCCGCAGTCGATGTCGGCAACATGATGGCATTGCTCAAGATCGCCCGAACGCTATCGGGGCAAGTCAATGCAGACGATTTCATTGACGGCGTTGGCTACATCGCCTGTGCCGGCGAGATCGCACTGAAAACCTACCGCCGCTAACCACCACAAACAGCCTTACGCTCTCGGCGCCTGACGGGCGGTCCGAGGGCTTTGTCATGCCATGGAGGCATCTAAATGAGCTTTGGAAGACTAGGAGGGATGGGCAAGGGCTTCGGTCGGCTTGGCGCATCCCTTGGGGGAGCGAACGCCAGCTCAGGCATGCCGGCGCCGCCTGCCGGCTATCGGTGGGAGTTCGTCATCGACAGCAGCAATAGCAATCAACAAGTCAATGACAGTGCCAACGGAAATCAGCCCGTTGTCGCTTTGAAGTGGAGCGGAAACTAATGAGCGTTGATCTTCGACGGGTTGGACCGCAGCGAGCCAGCTATCGGTGCCTCTTTTTCGGCGATAGCATTACGCATCAGGCGCACGGCACTGCCTACGCTACGCCGCCCATCACAGGGCTGATGTCATCTATCTACAGCAGCACGGCCGACTGGTTGACGTGGTTGGAAATTCTGTCACGCGGCGCAATCCGGTGCCCGATCTGGGGAGACAATACGGCTTACCCGACAATTTGGCAGGAGCAAAGCGTTGGCGCGCGCGGCTTCTGGGGCGCAAATTGGGGCATCAACGGACAGACATCGACGCAAATCCTAGCGCGCGTCCGCGGCGACAATGGCACTTCGCCGAAGGCGTCCGACATGGAGTTTGATGTTGCCTTCGTTGCGGCCGGCTCGAATGACCCGTCAAACAGCATCACGACCGACACCTCTGTCGCGAACATCCTTGCCACCGTCGATTATCTGTTGAGTATCGGCAAGTATGTTTTTGTTTTCCCCGTGCGCTCGCGCGGCTCCACCGGGGGCACGACCAATCAGCAGAAACAATATCGCTACATCAACAAGCGGCTACGTGATGCCCTGCCGCTCAGGAGGAACACCCACTTCATTGATTGGGAGCGCGCTTGGACGGATACCACAAGCGCCAGCGGCTATCCCTTCACCGGCTATTCCCGTGATGACATCCACGACAGTGCGATCGGTGGATACAATCTGGCGAACTACATTTGGTTCGGCATGGTTGGCTCGACGCAAGTGTGGCAGGGCTTGCAGGCGATGTTCCCGCCGCGCAGCCATCTCTTTAATTCGCAGTTGGACATCTACGACGCCACCTACAATCCGCGTGGAAACTTGCTGCTTCACGGGCTGTTTGATGGAACGGGCGGTACGGCCAACGCGTCAGCTGGCTGCTCCGGGTCGGTAGCCTCGGGGTGGACGCTGGAGCGCACGGTCAACAGTGGAAATACGACCTGTGTCGGCAGCCTCGAAACCTCTGCGGACAACCGTGGATACTCTCAGGTGATGACGTTCACGCCGGGCGGCACCGCTTCGGAGCAGTTTACGCTGCGAACTGGCTTCAGCAGCATCAACGTTTCCGCGCTCGCAGGGCAGTGGGTTCAGGCGTCTTGCGACGTTGAGGTGAGCGCGACCTATGACAAGTTGGAGCAGATCCAACTTTGGTTTAAGGATCAAGCGACGTTGACGCAGGTTAGCGGCTTCTTCAACTCGCGCAGCGTGTTCCTTCCTAATACCACATGGAAGGGGACGATTTTCACACCCTACTACTACATCCCAAACACGCCTCCGACGAGCATGACTGCCTGGCTCAACACCACGCTGACAGGCGGCGGCACCGGCTCACCGGTCGTTAAGGCAAGTCGGTTCTCTCTGGAGGTGGTGGACGACCCCCGCTTGCAGTTCAAGTGGACCGGTCTCGCTTATCCGGGGGTGTGATGACTCCGGCAGCCGCCCTTTATTTTTTCGACGACCGTCCGCCGCTGACGGTGTGGAGCACCACAGAGATGACAGAGATTGGCACGTTTGCCCCGGACGAAAAAAACAGGGTGAAATCGGTCACTGTTTGGTTTGATGACCAGAAAGTAACGCAATTGATTTTTCGAGATGCGCCACAAGTTCATGGGCCATCTTCAGGCTCAGACGAAGTCCCCACGGGCTGCCTGGCGACGGCGTGGACGATTGAGCGCCTCCTACCTGAAGGATCATATCGCGGCTAGTTACGTTTGCGACGACTCGCAGTCGATCGACGTTCAAGTGGGCCGCTTGATCCTCAATCTTCTGTAGGTTGCCTGCGTCCTCCTGCCGTTTCAACGCCTGATGCTGCAAATCCATCAACGCTGCGATGAGAGCATCGAGATCCTGAAACTGCATCTCAAGGCGAGTAACCGTGTCAGTCAAGCCGGCGAAGTCTAACCCGACCATCGAACCGTCTTCAGTGACAAACCTGTTGGCCAGACGATTGGCCCTAATCATGCTCATGTTGCCCGCCCTCCTAATGCGCAAAGAGGCAGAGGCTATCTCGGCCGATCAGTTGAGTCGAATCCGTCCACTCCCTTCAGGGGCGCGAACGGGCATCCTGGGCGCGTTTCCAGTCCAAGGCGTCCTTCTCGCTCATCCCGGCTGACAGGCGATCCCAAGCAGCCCGGAACGCATCCTTGGCGGCTGGTAGGCTCGATGATCCTCCGGCAGCCCACGGCGGCACTGGATGCGGGATCGTTATGCCCCAGGACCAGATCGTCTCCTTGCGGACGTGGCTCTCGGTGAGCCTGATGCGGCCTATGATCCGCCCTTCCTGCATGACGCTGTAATCGCCTTCCGCGGTCTGGCCGCCGATGACGCAGGGCTGGAGGGTGAGGGGCGCGTAAGTACTCATGGCTTAGAAGCGTGGCCCCATTCGCAGTTTGATCGAAAAATCGTCGGGACGAAACCTCTTTGCCTCCTCGAAAAGCTGAAAGCACACGGGGCAATTTATGAGCTTTTGGCCCTTCGGTAAATCGACTTCCTTTTGCTCATCCGATGTTAGGCCGCCGTCCATCCCGCACAGCGTTCGGTATCCTGCGATTGCTGACGCGGCGTGAACTTGCACGTCTCCATCGGTTTCCAGTGCAATGTATCGGCTCATCTACGCTTCCTGCTCATGAACGACTAACTGCGCGCACAGCGGCAAGCCATTCCGCCTTGGTCGGAACCTCCGACACGGAACGGAAGGCGGCGCAAGTCGGGCAGACGGCAACATCCCTTGGCGTGTACCAGTACCGCGTCTTGCCATGACAGAACGCGCAATTCTCTGCCGGGTCGGCGCGACCGCTTCCATCGTGGGTAACACTAATCGCCATGTCGCTCTCCATTCGAGAGAGTCAGCCTGATCTGCTCGCGCTGTTCTGGCTCCATCTGCTCGATGAACCTAAGAACTTCTTCCACGCTGGGTCGGTTTGGGTAAATGCGGGTGGCGTCGCGAGCAAAACTCTCAATCGAACTGCTTCCGATCATATTCCCACGCGGGTTCGTATAGCTCACGCCGAAATCGCCAATGTGGGTAACGATGACGACGGGATCGTAATTGTGCGGTCTTCGATATGTGGCGCCCACACAAATCTCTTCCGGTTTCATTCTGGATCTCCAACATCCTATATGATCGTCAGACTATTTTTAGTAAGTGGTCGATCTCGATAGCGACGATCCGAAAGGAGGCTGGAATTTCCGGGTGCGCTTGCGCATAGAGGTCGGCCTTCATTCTGCATCCAGCGGCGAGCTTCTTAAGTCGATCCCTGACCCCTTCACGGCATTCGCTGCAAAAGGGCTGATCCTCGGGTCTCCAGCCCTCGGCGCACGAGCAGGCAATAACGGGTTTGCTGTAGAGGCTCACTTCACGTCCTCCGGGTTGAGCTTCAATTTCACGCATAGACGCAGGAGCTTTGCGACGGGCTCAGGGACGGGGCTTTCGCCAAGCGCGTAGCCCTGAGAGGTCCGCCGGCCGATCCCAAGCCAGTCCCCGGCTCTCTCCTGGGAGAGGCCGAGGGTCTTGATGGCTGCCTTGTATTGGGTGGGGGTCATTCGGCCACCAGTTGCAGGCGGGCGCGCTGAGGGAGCCCGATAAGCTCTGGACGGGTAGCCAAATAGTCCCGAATATTCTCGGCGCTCCACTGAGCGTGTTGCCGGCCGATGGTGGCACACGTCCGCCGAACCTCGTTTCCGCCTTCGTCCTCAACGATCCCGACGAATTCAGTCTGGCTATGGCACCAGGGCACAACGCGAACCGTTAGATTGACTTGGGGCATGGCGTCCTCCGTTTCCGATGTCCCCCACTATACGCAAAATCCGCGTATGCGCAATATCCGCGTAATCACGTATTGTTACAGCAAGCCCGCACACTTCCTATTGTTCGTATTCCCACCAGCCCGAGCCTTCAGGGCCGTAAATGATCCGTCCGTAATTGCGCGGTGGGCTCGGCTTTCGGATGCAGCCATAGTCGATGCAGATATCGCTTTCGTCGCTACTGCAATAGGTGCCGGTGACGGGGCACACCTTCGGTTCGTCCTCGTCGTGATCGCTCATAGGCTGTCCCTCCCATTCCATGAACTAGCAGCAGCCGGCGTCGGGATGGATGGCGAAGTATTCCTCGCCCTCACATTCCCTCGTCAGATCTGGATCGACCGTGAGAGCTGCGCAAGTCGGTTTGCAACGGTCCTCGGTGACGATCATTTCGCGGGCGCGCTCAAGAGACGCGGCAATGACAACTAGGCCGCCGCCGTCGTGGTAGTTGCGCGACACCCCATCGATATCGTTCCATACAAACAGCTTCATCGTCTCATCTCCGGTTAGTACACTTGGATCAGCGCAACTGCGCCGATAAAAAGGACCACGGCGAGGATCAGTGCCCATCCTGTGTCGTGGATTTGAAAGGGCTCGGCTTTTCCGTCCCAGTCTCTCACCCCTCCACCTCCGTCTTGGCCTGCTCGACGGGTCTGCGGTGCAGTGCCTCCTTAACCTTAGGATCGGAGAATAGGCGCTTAGATCGAGCTTCATGGCGCTCCTGCGCCCCATCTATTATCGTCTTGGCTTGCTCGACGGGTGCAGCACGAAATTCAGCAACGATCTGCCACCAAACCCATTTAGGCGGGGCACCGTGGTTGCCCCAACCAAGCGCCACCGCCTTCGCAATCACGCGATCTCGCCCCACTTCATCAATCGCCTTTTCAAGGTCGTGATCGACATAATCAGTCATGGGCAGTCGCCCCTTTCGTCTGCGGCTCGACGGGTGGGCCGAGAGCGGCGTCGATCATGGCCGGCCAGATATCTTCCTCGGCCAATGAGCCAGGTACCAAGTAAACAGCCTGCATTGCCTCAGTAGGCTCCCGCATGGCCTCGATCGCCGCGCGGGCGTCGGCACAGAAGACATCCCAGTTGATCAGGCAGCCATCAGGCAGACGGCGGCTCGCTACTAGCGCCTTCGCCACTCGCTCAATCATCTCGTTCACGTTGTCGCCCCTTTCGTCGGTGGGTCAGGCTGACGAACGCGGTCTCGCAAAAACATGCTCCAAGTCACAGCGATTGCGATCGCCTGGAAGAACGAGCGGTCAATGGTGGTCTCTAGCGTGCCGCCAAATATCGCGAGATAGAGGAAGTTCGCCGAAATCAGTCCGGCGCCTATTGCAAGAATCTTCATGTTGCGTCTCCTGTTAAAGTGGAGCGGGCTGTGGGGATCGAACCCACCTCTTTTCGGTTTGGAAGACCGACGTACTTCCCAGAGTACTAAGCCCGCGGAATTGCTCATTCCCCGTCTGCTTCTTGCAGAGCTTCTTCCAATCGACGACTTGCGCGCGCCAAAAGGAAGTCAATGAAGACCGAATTGGCGTCAGGGTTTGCCTCGCAAACTGCTTTCGCAAGTTCCTCAACGACATCAAACAAATCGTTGAGAATATAACGGCTGTCCTTGTCCATCCCTCAGACCTCCACGCCCATGGCGGACACCCGAACGCGCGGCTTCAGGATCGCGTCCTGCCGGGCCTTGTAGGCGGCCGGCGCTCCGTGGACCTCCATCGCCATCCGAAGGCACAGAGCCATCTTGCGGGCCGGGTCGCGCTCTCGGCGCTGGGCGGAGTCGAGGCGGTGCAAAAGTGCGGGGTCCGCCGAAAATTCCCGATTGGCTTCAAAGGTGCTCATTCGCCCTCACTGTCTGGTAAGGGCTTGGTTGGATTAGAGGATTTTACTTCTTCCTCCCCCACCAGCCCTTCGCTAGTGGATTGATTATACTCTAGATTTTCGGCTGCGTCCCTTACTTTTTGGACCTTGCAGGGAATAGAATTCCGGTTTTTTATACCTTTGGTGTACCGAAAGCCGCTCACAACGCGCTCGAAAACATCCTGCCCCCAATCCATCAGCATGACATTGATGGCGAACACGACGACCCGAACATTGGCCTTGGTGTAGCCTTTGGAGGGGTCGATTCTGTCGATCGACGGTGCGAATGGATGCCGGAAGGATTTGGAATCCGTGGCCATATAAAACGGGATGCTCGTCAGGCAGCACTTGAATTCTTGGGCCTCCACCTGCTCAAGCACCCAATCCGCCGTCAGATCGAATGCAAGACATTTGGCGGCGGACCTCTGCCGAGCACCCTTGACGGCCTCCTCGACAGCCTTTCCAACCTTCTGCTTCTGCATCCGATCAAAGCTCGGCCTGATATACGGCTCGCGAGCAACTGCCGTGCCGCTCTCGGCCGCCAACTTCACTGCCGCCAGAAACTCTGCAGAGCCGTAATCGTCGGGCAGTCTGATCCTCGGGCTATTGCCAACCCGATAATAGTAGACTCGCCGCCCATGGCGGGACATCTCGCTATGAACGTGCTTAGGTTTCCGCATCAGGGTCTGCTCTTTTCAGCTTTTCCGCTGCTTGTTTCGCCAGCCGAGCCCGGTTCGCTGTCTTGGTGTAGTGGGCCGCCATGCGCCCGCCGGTCCATCCAAAGAGCGCGTCAAGCTCGGCTTCCGTGGCGCCGTTCTCAGCCGCGATGGTGGCTGCGATCTTCCGCACGCCATGGGCGCTCTTCTTCACGCCGGCAGCCGTGGCGGCCTCTGAGAACGCATTGCCGAAGGCTTCCTTGACGAACTTCCGGCCGCGAGCGCTAACGATCCACGTCTCGGTTCCGATCGGGCCAACGTCCAGGGTCGCTTGCAAGGCATCGAGGATCGGCAGCGTTACCAAGACCAACTCTTGGCTCTTCTCCGTCCAGATTTCGATAAGACCGTTCTTGATGTGCTTCGGGCCGACAAGAGCGGCGTCGCCACGGCGCAGGCCGGTGTAGAGCAGCACGTCGAGCCACACTCGCTGCCTCGTACCGAGCGGCCAGCGCTTGTAATAGGCGTCAACGTCCTCATGCGTCCACGGCGCAAAGCCGGCGTTGCGGCGGCGCTTGGGAGGCTTCACGTCGGCGGTTGGATCTCGCCGCACATGGCCTCGAGCCTTGGCCCACTGATACAGGCCGCGCATCGTGTCGAGGAAGTTGCGAGCTGCTGATGGTGTTTCCGAACGGCGGTCGAGCCCGGCGACAATATCCTCGCTGCCGATCGCGCCGAAAGGCTCGTCGCCGGAAACCTTGAGGACGTGCAGCATGATGTTCTCGCGCTGCTTCCGCGTCGCGGCTGATAGCGCCTTCCACGGGCCTGTCTTGCGATAGGCATCCCAAAGCCAACGCAGCGTCCCAGCCGTCGCCTGGCCTCGCTTCGGCAGCTTGCCTTGAAGTGCAGCTTCATATTGCTGGTTGAACTCGTCGGAGCCGTATTCGGCCATCAGGCGGTAGCGCGGCCCCTTTCCCCTGCGCACATACCAGACGTGCACGCCATGGCGATTCCGCTCGCGATGCAGATAGGGCTTCCTCGGTCTCGGCATGGCCGCGATCAAAGGACAATCCTTCGCCTGGGCGCAATATCATTGTTGGCCTGTTCCCGCTGTTTTTGCGGGATCGGGTCAATCAATATCTCGCCGTCCTTGGTGATCCTGACTTGTCCCGCATTGCATTGCTGCGCCGCGCGGATGGCGCGGGCAACATCGGCTTGCGTGACGCGGGCAGGTGTTCTGCTCATTGCTCTAACTTACCAGATTTCCAGACGCACTAAAAGAACAATTCGGAAAAACACCACTCACGTTTTATGAGCGTTGTCACGGCGATCATTGAAAATGTTCGGTAGCCAGTCTGACAACAATCCGCCGTCGCTCGATATCCGCATCAGCCGCCACGCCCAGACATGCTCATCGTATTGAATCACGGTGCATACGCCAGCGTTGGCGCTCCCTGGTGCTGATAATCCCATATGAACCAAGCGTGATTGAAAGATGGTTGGCCCTTGGAGTCCTCAAACCACTTGATGCGCTTGGTGAGGACGACCTTCTTGGCAAAGCGCGGGCAGCCACTGAATAAAGCTTGGCGCCCTTTCGCGTGGTCGAAGTCCGTTCTAAGAAGCATTGCCACAACTCCCTTGACTGGGAGGCTCGTCAGTTGCAGCGCCTTCGCGATGAACTCTTGAGCATGAGCGTAAGGCGGGTTTGTAATGATGGCGTCCATGTCATACCGCTGGAGCGCCGGGTCTAGGAAGTCGTCTCCAGTTTCGATGTCAGTTGCCCATCCGCCGAACCGATCCGAAAAAAGAACCTTGGACATCTTGCCAGAACCGCATGCTGGCTCCCACACCCGCTGAACCCGTTCCGGGATGTGCGGGATCAGCGCTTTCGTCACCCAAGCCGGCGTCTCGTATAGATCGCGCTCTTTGCGCTCATAGCCGCTATCCCGCTGGCTCATGGGTGCGATGGTCCTTTCACATCAACGGTTGAACCGCTGGCGCACGTCTGCGAAGAGAGTGGGGCACCGGTCAGGCAAGTTTCCAGGGTGTCGTGCCAGCGCAGCAGTGTGCGAAAAGACACCTTCACCGGATGATCATCGCTTGCGTCTACATCGCAGAGGCCGATGATTTCTGCCATAACGACCGATATTGTATCGAGACGGTCCTTCTCGGTCATTCTGCCGCCTCCAGTTGCCGCGCCACGACGTAGCTAGGCGCATTGGATCTGAACACGGCTCTGGCAAACCCCATCGGGGCAGCGCTGCGCACGTCACCGCGATCGTCTGACGGGCTGGCGAAGTGGATTCGATTGTCGGGCGGGCCAAGGTGCGGGGCCGGGCAGGGAGGCGGCATCACGAAGCCATTGCCGGCCCAGATGCACGTCTTCTTGGTATAGTTGTCTTCCTCGCAAAGGTCGGCGTATTCCCATGGGTGGAAATAGTAATCAGGCTTCCCGAGGTGCGGGATGCTCGACACCATCGTGACCGGGTTCTCCTGCATCCAAGGAGCACCGGACCAATCTGCAATCTGCCGGCCCGCCTCGAACATCTCCAGGGCGTCGCGCAGCATCATCCCGCCCTTCTTGGCGAAGTCGCGGGCGCCGCTGACGGCAGTGTGGGTGCAGGGCGTCTGGACGATCACGAAGGACGGAGCTTGCGAGGTCGGGCGACGGTAGGTGCGGACATCGCCCCAGACGTAGTGGATGACGCCGCGGCCGACCGTCTCCGATCGGTCCTTGCGGATCGAGTGCTGCACATCAACACACCAGCATTCATAGCCGGCTTCGGCCCACGGCCGCGCCATGTTTCCGGTATTGTCGCAAAGGCTGATGACGGCCCCGAGCATGTGTCAGCCTTCCTGGGGGCGCTGGTGCGGGCGCGTCACTGGCGGAGTGGGGCGTGGTTGCCAGTGAGTAGGGCGGCTATATCCGTCAGGCTCATCGTCTCTGTCGTCGAGCGTATAGGCTGCCGTGTCCCAAGCGCCGACGCGCTCGTTGTAGTTCACGATCTCCACTTCAGAGCCGAGGCCACCGCCGGTTGCAAGAATCTTTGAGCCATCCCGAGGCGCAGTTTCGATGGACTGCCACGCTTCCTGCGGTTCATTGGTGGAGGCCGTCCAATTTCGCAACGGTTCGTTTATCCATTCCCCCGCTTGCGGCTCTCGGACGATCTTGAAGCCGCATTTGGCGAGATACCAAATCAGCGACTTGGCAGCCTCTTTCGACGTCATGGGCTGCCGACGATCTGAATACCACCAGTCGCGGATGGCTTCCTCTGCGCCCTCGGTAACGGCAGA